GGCCTATCGGCACAGTGCCAATCTGTCCGAAGTGGCCCTGTACATCTGCGCCGTCCGTATCCACACGCACCGCTTGTCCCGGTCGGTTGCTTAACCAATCGTCAAGGTCAACTTTGTTACTAATGCCAGCGCGGGCATTGTTGATCAGATACATGTTATCCAGCATCTGCCGCTGAATAACCGATTTAACTTTTTGTATGTCTACAGTCAGATCAGCCATCGACCGGCCAAAATATTTGAACGGCATTTTGATGCAGGGAAAGTCTACAAACGGATTAAAGTCTGCCGGGTTGTTTTCCAGTATCGTGTAGTCATCGCCGCCTAATAATATCTGGCGATATTCACTAATCCCGTCGCCATCGTAATCCACTTTGAGATACACATCGTATAACCATATCTCACGGCTCGACATATCAGAGGTCTCCGACTCTCCGATATATTCCTCATCATTGAAACGGCTTTGCCGCTCCTCATCGAAATCCTCGTCATCACCGCCGCTTGCTAATCGCTGTATAAGCTCCTCATCAAAACCCATCTCTAACAAGTCGCTTTGGGTCTTTTGCATTTTGTGAGCGCACATACGGGCAGTTTCTATATCTGCACTTCGGCGACTGATTAGAAAGTCTTCCGGCGGCACAGCCTCTAGCAGAACGCGGCCCATCTCTGTGGTGTGCTTGATCTTCGCATCATGCACCACGCCATCTGGCGCAAACTGCATAAGCTGCGGGTCGTCCACTTGTTTCTCGGTGTGTTCGGCAACCTCGATGGTGTCATCAGCCATAAGCTCGGCAAAATGCAAACTGTTGATATTCTCCAGCGTTTCCATTTGATGGCGCTCGGTAGCATCCCAGCTTACTTTTAAAATGCCGTTTTTTTGCAGCAACGATGTTTTGATTATATCGTGCTTAATCTGGTAGCCGTTGTTGTCATGCTCCCAAATGAAATTGATATAGTCGGTTGCTTGCTTTGCGTGTTCCTCATCTTCCGGGCCAACAGGCTCAAACTCACAAACCTCATCACTGCCGCCGAATATCTCCATAAAGTCTGGCACAAGGCTTTCCACCACGTCCTGCACATCGCTGCTTACAAACTGAGAGCGGCCTTCTTGCTCATTGCCGAACGGCTCCTGATAGTACAAATCCATTGAACGTCTGCGGTCTTCGGATATCTCGCCATCCATATAATCAACAGAGTTGAATATCTCCTGACGCACGACAGCCCGCAGATCGTCATCTGACATAGGCATTTATTTATTCCCACCAACGTGCGGCGTTTGTTTTGGCTTTGGCGGGCGCTGGCGTGTTTTTGCCATTGCTGCCTGTATAGATCGAACGTCGGCCTCAAGCTCTGCTATGCGACCCAACAAAGTGTAATAATCAGTTTTATTAAGCATTATTCGCCTCATACAATCGTTAGTTCGGGATAAGCTTTCTCTCGCCGCACAACTTTTTTGCGCGTCAGTGCCGGGAACAGTTCTGTAAACGCCCACACCATTGCATCAACACGATCCGGCGACCCGTCGCCATCAAATCCCGATGCTGTCATCAAACACATCTGGTCCTCTAATTTTAAGAACGTCCCGCAGTGGCTAATGCGCCCGGTTTTATAAAGGGCTGCAATTGGCTCTGCTCTAACGTGCTTGCCGCGTGTTGCCCTCACCTCGATAACTGGCAAGTCCGGTCTTACGCTTTGCAAGGTCGCTGCGACCATTGCCCCGCCCTGATTGATCTCGCAAACAATCCCATCGGCCTCGTATTCATCAAAGGCGTTAACCGCTGCGCTTGCCCATTCATGTGGGTCGCCAACAAGGCTGCGGTCGTCAAGTATATAGCCGCGATCATCCGCACCAATACCCGCAACCACAATTCCTGTTTCATTACTGTTATCTTCTGCGCTGATGGCCGGGTCGATTGCTACCAGTATGCGTTGCATTTGCGGTAACTCATGCACACGATGTTGGTTAAGTGTTGACCTATCCCAGATTGCGCCCACGGCCTGTGGCTCATAAGAACCTAGCCAGATGTGTGCGTAGCGGCCCGCGTTGTTTTCCTCATCGTAATTTCGCTCCGCATCCAACTCGTCCGGGTAAAACGGATTAGCATCAAAGTTTACCTTGCGAATAATACTCTTCGGTGGCGGGTTATCGCCTCTGAACCGTTTGTCTACCGGGTCGGTTGCATGGCGTGGGTTCCAGCTAAACCACAATTCGCTCTCGGGTTTACGGATCGTCGGTATCAGTATTTCTAACGAGTGCGCTGATATGGTTTGCGCCTCTTCGACCCATACAATGTCTACACCTTCATAACTTTTAATCTGGTCTGTGGTCATCTTGCCAAGGCCCGCAAAGATAAAAGATGTGCCGTTTGCACCGCGTAGTTCGCTTTGCACACTTTCATAAAAGTAGCCAAAGTCGAGCGCGGCTATTTTGTCGTCCAAAAGTTGCTTGACCGAATCTTTAATCGAAAGCTGCACTTCACGGCAGCAGAGCACCCGCACTGGTTTTAACATTCCACGCAATAAGAGCGCGGTTGCGAAGCTATGACTTTTTGCGCTGCCTCTGCCGCCGTAAAAAGCTTTGTACCGGCTTGGCTGTGTTAGCTCTGCGAATGCCTTTGGCAGTTCAATCTTTTTTCGTTTCAACCCAATCCACCTTTATTGCGATGGGTTCTAGTGTGCTGATCTCTGTGGTCTGATGGGACTTACCATCGACGCGGTCATTGATTTCTTTTATTGCTTGGATATCGCCATCCATTGCTTTTTTGACTAATTGATCCGCTACAATTTGTAGACGCTTAGTTTTGCTGCCCTTCTCTGCTTCACGCTTCAGCGAGACCATAATCGCATCACGCATAAGTTTATCGGGCTTGCCACCTCGTAAATTAGCCAAGTTCAAATCCTAACCATCTGTGGAAATTCACGTTTCATCGGTTGGTTATCTGCCGATAAAAATTGTTTTGTTGCTCTCAAATTTATCAAACAAATACCAAGCGCAGTTGTCCTTGCCGGTCATTTTTGTGCCGGGTATCCACTTTAATCGGCCAACACTTACAATCTTGGTGCAACGCTTTATTAATAACTGCGACTGTTTTGTGTGCATCCAATCCGCGTCAAACAAAAGCCAAGTCTGAGCGAGTTCACTTAAGTGCACTATCAGTTGGTGCAAGATTGGTCTCGACCACGGCGGGTTTGTTATGAAAGCCTGACCTGTACAGCGGTGTAAATCTAACGCATCCAGCTTACGGACTAATTCAGTCTGCGGCTCGATATCAACAGCATCGACACAGCGCTTACCGATAGAATGTAAGTGATTAACTAGAGCGCCATCACCCGCACACGGCTCAACAAAAGCTGTGATGTTTGTGATATGCGGCAACAAAGGCTTGATTGCGGCCTCAGGCGTTACATAAAAATCCCGGCTATGCCGCGTGAACGCTGACCGTTTGCCCACCTTTTCTAGAGGTAAGCCAGCCGCTTAAACAATTCGATAAAAAACTCTAGCATTTAACACCTAGTGTGTTGTTAGCCCCAGCCGATTGCGCTCGGCACTTGCGATTAAACCAGCAATTTCACGCCAACAAAAGTCCGCGTGTTCCTCACGCCGAAACGGGCCAACTTTAACATTCACCCAAAACTCGTCCACATCATCTTGCCAAATAATGAACTCAACTTCTGGGCCGTCCTCGATGATCCCCTCCAATTGGCGCAATTGCCGATATTGAATTTATGAGTATAGCAAAATTGACACTCCGTCAATTAAATTGCCATAATTCATGTCACTTTTCCCCGAAAATAATACTAAATACATAATTAAACTATTGTCTCTATAGCTTATCTATGTTATGGTGCTTTCATAACCACAGGAGAAATAGAGATGACCACAACAATTTTTTCAAACGGACACGCCCATAAGTACACAGGCAAGCGCCCGGTTACAGCGGCTTGGATGGTGGTTACACCATCAAAAGAAATTGTTTCGGGCCATAGTATTGACGAAAAGACAGCGGCAAAAACCGCCCGTAATGTTGCGGCGAACGAGAGCGGCTTGCATGTCTCATATCCCTGGCGCGGCGGCATGACGGTCTGGCAAATGCAGCTGCAAGAGCAAGACGCTCTCGATAAGGGATACAAAAGCCACCGCGATCACGTTCAAGCTATCAGGCTTGGCAGGGCGGAGTTTGTTGAAAAGTGTCACATTGAAATCTTGTCGGTCTAAACGAATAAACAGGAGAAATAGAGATGACATCATTATCGGTAGAACAAATTCTAGGTCAGTTTTTACGGCCAAAGCTGAAGCGCAAGGTCGACCCAGACTATGGCAAGTTTCGCAGACTCATCAAAAAGAATGCAACGACATACACCATTGACCCGCACTCGGATACCGTTCCGTGGATTTATATAGAACCGTTCGGACGTTTCGAGAAAGGTCTGAACTATCCACATTACGAATGGCGCGAAAGCCTAAACCGATTTGAACGAGCGCTTGCCGGCTCATGGGTGCCGGAAGACGACGGGTGTCTTTGGGGATAAGCAATTTTTAAAATGAAACAGGAGAAATAGAGATGAAAAAGCAACCTTACTTCAGAGTTAAATACGCGGAACTGAAAAGCATAAGCGAGAAGGCGTGGATCGTGAGATGTTACGATGGCTCACAAGATATGCTGCCAAAATCCCAATGCTTGGAAAGCCTGGATAGCCTATTGGTTCCGGCTTGGTTGGCAGAAAAAAAAGCAATACAGTATAGCAATAAAAAAGTGTGGCGATGATGGGAGCGCTTAAAACCATGACCAAGTTTTTAGACCGGACACAAACAAGTAAGATAGGCGTCAAGTATATCGACCTCAATGATGCAGAAGCTGATCTATATCGTGGCGCAGGAGATGCGATTGTGTTTGCAGATGCAGACGGCGTTGTCGAAAAAATAATTTATCTGCATGACATTGAACAGGACGGCGCAAAGGATGTGATAGAGGAATCCTACAAACACGGTGATGCCTATTACACGATATGTAGCTGCTATCAGTTTAACGATATGCAATCCATGTCTGATCCGGCAATGGCTGCGCGGGTTATCCGGCTGGTTGCAGAGAATTACGAAGTTTAGGAAAGGGGAAAAGTAATGGACGTTGAATGGAACAGAAGAGTAATGGACGTTGAATGGGAAAGACGTAACAGGCGAATGTGTCGAGATTCACTGGTTGGTAAGGAAGAGGGAAAAGTAATGGACGTAGAGAAAGCATTTAAACATGGCCAGGAAGCTGGTTTTGACGCGCTTGAAGCGCTGGGCAAAAAATATGACGGCAAAAACGAGGAAGCCATGCCTTCAGTTTATGCCGGTCTACTGACGACAATCATGCACTGCATGTACGCGCACGCACCATCTGAAGAGGCGGTTGACGAAATTATATCGTGGGCACGAAAAACCGCTGAAAAGGATTGGCATGAAGAGCAAGTGAAAGGGGAAGAGTAATGCCAGCAGACATTGCACAAAAATATATAGTTATGGAGTATCTGCCTGACGGCGCGGAAGAGGTTAAACAAATCGAACGCGAGGGATATGAGGCTCCCACACATTTAAAACTTGGCATTGATGATCCATATTCTGAATTTGCTGATCTAGCGGAAGCCAATAAATGCGCTCAACAATTAATAGAAAAAGGGCACATCGGAGTTTGGATCGATGTTTTAAAAGCTGACGGCGACGGATGGACCGCAGATTATTTTATCGAAAGTTACAAAGGAGAAACGCAATGAACGGAGTCGACATTACGCCTAGCTGGGCTGTCACATCGCAAATATGCGTTCAGGTTCTGCAAAATGCAGACAACCAATCGGCAAAGGATGAGGCATCCAATGAATTGATCCGCATGGGTACTTTGCTAGATGATTTGATAAAAAAATCGGAAAGGGGAAAAAAATGAGGCGCGCAACAAACTGGTTCATCGGAAAGGTAAGCACAATGAAAACGGAAGACATACCTATAAGCAGTAGATGCATAGATGCGATTAGCTACTTTAGCAGCGTTGCGGGTCCGTACTATGACCACACCACGATTGAAATGGGTGACGGCGAACCCCCCTGCGGCAGTTGGACTTGGTGGGCAGATAAAAATTGTTTAGGTGACAGCAAGCGACCCGGCGATTGGCTTCAACTAATGTTGGAAGATGACGGAACTTTGAGTGTAAAGATTTATCAAAGCTTTGCGCCAGAGTCCCTATTTTACCATGTTTTAGGTTACACGATACATCACGGTCATAAACTAGAATTGGACTAGAAAAGGTGAACTAGTGAAATTTTAGAAAGCATCATTCGTTAAATGATCGCCGCAACCCACCCCAATCGTCTAACGCATCTAAGCCCTTTTTTAATCGCCGTAGAGCCGTGCGAGTTTTGGGGGCTTCTCCTTCGATGACAATACGGCGAACTTCTGCCCAGATATGTTCGTCAAGCAATCGAGCTGCAGCATTGTAAGCTGCCCACGCATCTTCTTTTCTGGCAAAGGCCGATTGCACAGAGCCGTGTGACACCATGTCTGAATATTGACTCACGACCTGAGGTGAGCCGACCGCAGCCTGATGAACATATTGCAAATCAAGAGCGCATAAAAACTGGGTGGCTGTAATTTTATCGCGGCCATGCAAGCGGTGAATCGTTGTAGGCCACTGTACTTTTGCCCTGGCCCTGATCTCCGAGTTTTCGTTTTCGGTGTTTTCAATGACAATGCCGCCCTGGCGATAGCGCTCATTTGTCGGCAAAACCGAATGCAGGGCTTTTCTTGGTCTACCCATTAACTTGAACCATCATATCTTCGGCCTCGGTACAACTTGGCAATTTTTTTTTCATCTCCCCGGAGTCGGTTGAGTTTTTTAAGGTCTCTTTCGTGGCTGGCAAAGACCCACTTCTCTTTCGGTTTTGTTCGCGCTTTTTTAGCCCGCTGATCTGCTCGTCCGTCAGCTTCCAGGATTGCGGGCTTTGGCCCAGTCTCAGACATTTGGATACAAGCTCCTTTTCTTGCTCGGTCCATTCACTAAACTTTTTGAGATGTACTTGATCTTTCGGAGACGCATAGCTGTTGGCTCTGGCAATCCAAGAGGCAAATTTAAAAAGCCATCTGTTTTCTGCTAGCTGCGGATTGAGGGAATAGTATGCGTCAGCTTTCTCAAGCTCCGCTCGAAGATCGATATGCGGGAACGCTCCCTTCCACGCATCAGCTTGTTGCTGACTGATCTTGCCTATTTTCCCAACAAAAAAATAATCATCTTTTATATATATTTTATTATCTGGTGTTATCTGGTGTTCTTCTTTGTGCCGGTCGTGTTCCGGTCGCGTTTCAAATACTGTTTCGTTTACTGTTTCACGATATTTGTTGAAGTCTTGATAAGTCTCGTAGTTACTGATGGTTATGACGTTTTGACCTGTTTCGTTTTCTGTTTCGATCATCGTTTCGGTTTTGAGACGTTTTAAAAAACGATTAACACGCGATATCGACCAATCCCATCGTATTGATAGAAACCTGATGCTGTGGCTAAGTTGCCCTCGTTCTAATTCAACAATCTGACCAGCAATGCGCTTGCGATTGTTTTTCCACTGGGCCTCGCCGATAAGCCAGACCCATGCTTCACGCTCTGTGAACGGCTCTTGCTTGAAAGCCGGATGATCAAAAACAGCGCGGCTGATCGTGTAGAGTCCCCTCATCGCCACATTGCCAGATACTGTTTTTTTAGGGTCTCTGTGATGTTGTAAAAATGCTCATCGTCCCGGCGCATCTTTTTAGCTCGTTTTAAGCTATGCGAGACAGTGGTGTGATCTCTTCCGAGATGCCTCCCGATTTGCGTTAAAGTTTTATGTGTACATTCTACACACAACCAACAAAAAGCATGACGAGGTTTACAACTATTCTCGTCTTTGCGGTCACTTTTTACGTCTATTAAAGTAACATCAAAATATTCGGCACAATCCGCAAGAATATCTCGCATTTCTGGTAGTATTGGCTTGGGTAACTGGATGGTATCAAAGTCGGCTGGGCTAAATAGACAGGTCATATTTTTCGCACCTTGCATTGAGCGCAGATTATTTGAATTTCGTATCGGTTTTTTGTTCCGGCTTTACTTGCAATCAAGTCGGGCTTTATCTGTCCTTTAGGGCTATCAAAAAACCCTTTGCTGCCAGCGCCCCGAATGACCGCAAACCCAGCGGCCTCAAAAATTAAACGCACCTCATTTTCAAAGGCACTACCTTTTCGGGCAGTATTCAAACCGTAAAACCTCTGTCATAGCTTGCTGAACCGCTTTTTCGCGCTGACGAATTTTACCGTGCCGCCTCACTTGATTAACGACCTGCGCTTTCTGCAGTGCGTAATTAAAAAGCGAGGGTGCTAACGGTTGGTGGGGATCAGCACCCTCGCCGGACGACTCAACAGGAGAAAAAATAGCCGTCCTTTGTCTATATTTTAATTTTACGCGAGGCATTGTTTATTCTCGTCGTAAATATCCCAGCGAACGATTGCCAGTTCTCGCCTAAACTTTTCGAGTTTGATGTTTGACGCTTCAAGGTCGCGTTTCAAACAGGCGATCTCTTGCTTGAGGCCGTCGATCCTGGCCTGATCTACAGCGTCACGCATAGGTCTAACTCCTCAATTTGCTTTGGCGTAAGCGCAAGCTCGGCCGGCGTTATCCGAATACCGTTCTTTTTTGCGATTTTAAGAACCTGATAATGATGCCGTGCTGGCACTCTCTGCCATTGGTGGCATGCATAAATTGAGAGGCCAAGCTCGTCGGAGAGGCGCAAACGCTTCTCTAAAAAAGCTCTACGAATTGTTTGGGCTGGTTTTTCCATTTCAATAGATTTCATAACAATCGTCATAAAATAAAAACTATAGCATAGCAATACTTTTTTTGTATTTTTAATATAAAACCTATGCGTTGGCGATCAGGCACATATAAAACCTATTGACTGTATTAGTTTGTTAGGTTATTGGAAAGTTAGTCAACTGGGAGAAAACCAATCGAAACCGAAGAGACCACTTTTGATGTAAGCTGGTGTAAGGCTCGGCTCAAAGAAATAGGCAAGGTTCAAGCCGACTTTGCCCAACACCTCGGTATATCGGATGGCGCGGCAAACCAGTTCTTTTGGGGAAATAGAAATGTCAAAATCGATGAGATAGAGACTTTCTCAGCTTTTTTTGAAATGAACCCTGCAGATTTTTTGCGGCGGTGTGGGATTAATTTGGTCGGGACTCAGGGGCCAGTCGATGAGGTTCTGCTAACTGGTGTAATCGAAAACGCTGTTGAGATTTTTGATGCCAACGGCGCTCAACTTAGCTCACGCCAAAAGGCGCAGATAATAACAAGAGTCTACGAATATATGCTCGACGAGGATGCACAGCACTTTGATGCGGCTCTAGCAAAGAAACAAATTAAAAGCCTTTTAGTCTTTTCAATGGGGGGGGAATAAAATGGGACGAGTTATTAAAACAAAACAATGGCAAAATGATGCAGCTTTCAAAAAACTTGCACGGAAAAAAAGATTGCTGAAAAAACGAGTGGACACCGCACAAGGGCTTGCAGACGTACCGGGTTTTGAAAATTTAGATTTATCAAAGATGCCTGATTTTGTCTCGCTGGTAAAACATAACCGCTGGCAGCTTCATGCAAAAGCAGCCTCTTTAAATCTTGCGGTGACTCAAAAGCGCAGCCATCGAAGCAAGCCGAATAATTTGCAAGAATTTACGGGGCAAAGCGATACATACTTAGCGATTTCGCGGGCGGCTCTAAAAATATACAGCACCGGCAACCCGATTACCGCTACCGCTTGCGCTGACATTGTTAGGGCTTTGAATATACACAAGAGCTCAGTTTATAAATATTTGAGAGAGGCTGTTGAGAACGGGATTTTGGTTGAGCTAAAAAATGAAGGCAATGTCACGGCATATGAATACAGCGACGAAGCAAGTGAAGAGCAGTTCGACAACCTGTTAGAGTTAATTTTTGATCCAGCAACCTTTGATTATGTTCAAGCGCTGCATAGAATATATGGCAGCGCGAGGATGTACTTGGACGAATCCTATAGGCGAGATAAATCGGCCACCGAATATCTGTTGAGTTTGGTCGATGATGACGAAGAAAACCCTGACGAGTAGTCTGAGAGTACAAATTAGTGCGCTGCCACTACTGGAGTTGTAGTGGCAGCGCACTCTTTTTTTGCTGTCAAAAAACGCAAATGTATATTTTTCAATTAGTTAGATTTTTGACAATAACAAAAACAGACCAATTTTGTGGCGCACGAATACAAAAGAGTGGTGAGCGGATACAAAATCGTGGTGACGCAGTACAAGCACCATTAAAAATAATTTGCTAATGTTTCTCCATCGAAGGGGAAGCAAATGAAACAATTTGATACACGCACTCAGAAGATTCGCGATAGGATTTATTTTGAAATTCAGAGGGTTTTGCAGGAAAAAAATAAAGAAAAACCAGACCCAGAAAATTCAAACATAAAACCACACAAAAACTATTGATTATCTGAGGCTGAAATAGTATATTTTCCATAAATTAACTATGGAGAGTATTATGAACGCATTAGCAGATCGACAGAGTAATTCTTTCAGCTACATTACAGAGTACGAAGAAAAGGGTTTGTGCCAGCAAAGTGACAGGTATGGCGCATGTTTAAAGCTGATAGGCACATGCCTCGACGGTCTTAAGGCGCAATGCGAGCTAGCCGCCGCTTTAAACTGCGAGAGCGGGACCGCGATTGATGAGTGCATCATGGCACTCGAAGATGCGCACAGTCACATCTACGACATAAAATCCATAGCTGACGACCACCTCAACGAGATTTGGAGCATTGAGGAACGGCAAGCGCAAGACGATGAGCGCCGAGCTTATTTAGGCAACCAGCTATGAGCGCTCAGATTACGCCAGAGGTCGAGCTAGAGCTGGACATATACGAGCTAGTTCAACTTGTTTTCCGCGTCCGGCGGCAAATCCATCGCACAACCATTGACCAACGTCAGGAACTGGAAGGCTGCGGCGGTCTGCTTATGAGTCTTGCAGCAACCGATACGCTGCCGCCCTACCCTAGCGTTCAAACAGATACAAAGGAGACAGCGGCATGAGTGACGTAAATTTTGATGCGCTTAAAGCGCCTTTTGCGCCAGACGATGTTAAATGGCGGGTTGGGGCAACTAATGGCGATAAAACTAAAGGGCTGGCGCTTGCATATCTCGACGCGCGCGCAGTGATGGATCGGTTAGATTCTGTAGTCGGCCAGCCCAACTGGCAAGCAACCTACTCTCACGCCGCAAACAAGACGGTGTGTGAATTGTCGCTACGTTGCGGCGATGAGTGGGTCACTAAAGCCAACGGAGCGGGTGATTCTGACATAGAGGGTGAAAAAGGTGCGCTGTCTGATGCGTTTAAGAGAGCCGCAGTGCTGTGGGGTATCGGACGATATTTGTATAATTTAGACAGCCCGTGGGTAG